GTCGCTCCCGTACAATAGCCCATAGAAAGTTAAGCGTTCGTCTTTCTATCGCCCTCTCCTCTTTTTGAAAACGACGCATCATTTAAACGGAACGCAACATGGCATTACAAGCGAAAAACGAGAAGCAGCAGAAGCGTGTTCTTGCTATTCTTGAAAAGAACAACCACGGAAATGTTATTGACCAAGATGAGAACGGCCTTTATCTTGATGATTTTATTACGTACGAGGAGATGGCTGCAATTGTGGATTATCTCCGTACGTTTACGGACAAGAAGGAAGACCTTTTCGAAGAGTGTTGGGTAGCCTATAGGCGAAAGGGTGTCAAGAAAAAGGCCAAGGAGCAGTGGAATAAGCTTAAGGATTCAGAGACGGGCATGGTGATGCCGCATATTAAGGCATATGTATCGTCCCGAGATGTCCAGTATCAGAAGGATTTTGAAAGATACCTGCGAGACAGGGTCTTCATGGAGGTTGTTTACAATGGTAACAATATCATATTCGACCCGACGAAGGCGGTTTCTTCAGATAAGCAGAATCCTGCATATCTACCTACGTGCGGTGGGTTGCTCAACTGGAACGATTTCTACCATTCCTTCATATATATGGGATACTGGAGCGGAAGGCTTTCAGACGGTTATACGGACGACAACCGTCCGAACGGTGCAACCGTATTGCTGAGTAATGGCCGTGGCAGGGCAGTCTGGAACGCTAAAACTAAAGAGTGGGACATCGCATGATTAATATTGATACTATACGCAAGTGGTGGGACGTGTTCGTCGGAGAAGGCGGTTTTACGGAAGTACGCATCCTTGGAAAGTTCTCATATAGCGGATATTTCAAGTCAGTCGATAATCTTATAGAGGCCATCCAGCCGTATGCGGAGATGGATGAGGAGCAGATTTACTTTGTCCTCAACGACATAGCTCCTTCGTGCTATGGCCGAAAACAGTGCGAGAAGTTCGTCAAGAACCCGAAGATTACTACGAACGACAGCGATATCATATACAGACGCTGGGTGTTGTGTGATTTCGACCCTGTAAGACGTTCTGGTACGAACGCCACTGACGAGCAGCTTGGATTCGCCCACCAGAGGGCGCAAGCCGTATTCCGATTCCTTCGGGACAGAGGGTTTAGTGAGCCTGTCATCTGCAAGAGCGGTAACGGCTACCACTGCCTGTATCGTATAGATACGCCTGTGAGCGATGAAGTGACCGAGATAATCAAGGGGTTCTTCAAGTATATGGGGTCTCTGTTTACTGATGACAAGGTCGATTTCGATGAGAAGAACTTCAATGCAGCCAGAATCAGCAAGCTATACGGAACGATGGCCAAGAAGGGCGCGAACATAGAGGAGATGCCTTGGCGTATGTCCGACATCGTGTATGTACCTGCCGACCTTAAGCCTACACCTATAGAAAAGTTCAAGGAGTTGGCCGATATGCTCCCAAAGGAAGAGCCGAAACCCGCCCCGAACAGGAGACCGTATCAAGGGCAGTTCCAGTTTGACCTGCGTTCATGGCTCAACGAGCACGGCATTGTCTATAAAGAGGAGAAGCAGGGAGAAAGTGTACGTTTTACACTTGAATATTGCCCTTGGGTAGATACGCATTCCGACAAGAAGAAATGGGACAGCGCCCTGTTCTTAGACCCATACGGGAAGGTGACGTTCAATTGTCATCATTCTCACTGTAAGGACAAAACTTGGCATGATTTTCGTCTTTTCTATGAGCCGAATGCCTACGACCGCCCTGTATATCAGTCCCAGCAGCCCCAACCTCGTCAATACACGCCTCCCAAACCTAAATACGAGATTAAGCAGGAGACGCCAGAGTTGGGTAAGAAATGGCTTCAGATGACGGATATAGAGAAGATAGACCTGTCGGCGATACCGCGCGTAAAAACGGGAATTGCGGAGCTTGACAGACTTATACTCGGATTGGGCGAGTGTGAGCTTACTGTCTTGTCTGGGGGTAATGCCAGTGGAAAGACGTCTCTTCTCGATACTCTGATACTCAATGCTATCGAGCAGGACATCCCGACAGCTGCTTATTCTGGAGAGTTGCCTTCGAACATATTCAAGTCTTGGCTTCAGATGGCTGCTGCAGGTAAGCGCAACCTCATGCCTTCGAAGTTCGGGGACGGCAAGTTCTTTGTACCGAACAACATCGGAGAGAGAATAGACCGTTGGATGACAGACAAGTTCTTCCTGTTTAATAACGAATACGGCAACGCAGTCGAAGAGGTTATACACGATATGGAGGAGCTTCTTGAGCTTGGTGTCAAGCTGTTCATCCTCGACAATATGATGTCTCTGGATTTGGAGGCTCTTGAGGGCGGCAATTCGAATATCAAGCAAAAGAGCCTTATCGTCAGACTCAAGGACTTCGCGAAGAGAAACAAGGTTCATCTCATCGTCGTTGCTCATCCAAGGAAGACCACGGCGTTCCTTAGAAAGAATGATATCAGCGGAACAGGAGATATAACGAATGTTGCAGATAACGTCCTTATTGCCCACCGTGTCAACCAAGACTTCTTCAAGGCTGGTGCAGAGTTCTACGGACAGGCCGAGATTATGCGATTCCAAGGCTTCGGCAATGTCATAGAGATTTCCAAGAACCGAATGTACGGAGTCTGTGACGTCCTTGTCGGTCTTCATTATGAGATAGAGAGCCGCAGGTTCAAGAATACGGAATATGAGGATATCCGTTATGGCTGGGAGGCCGCTCCAGAGCAGCAGAGCTACTGGAACGAGCCAGAGATGCCGTTTGCGGAATACAGAGGCGATGATGCGCCCCCCTTCTGATTATTAACAGTAAAACTAATAGATATGGGAAAAGGAGATAACGGTGAAGCAAACGTAAACAAATTGCTTGAGTTGTGCAACGAGTTTGCTGCAGACAGGGATTCGTTGCTCGGTATTTACGCGTGCGGCGATAACAACGGTGGCTATTATGTCGTCGGAGAGCCTTGGAAGTTCGTGGAGGGCTTTTATAATATCCTAGAGCGTGGTTTGCAACCAGACGCAGAAGTGCATACCGAGCGTGTTGCCAGCTCGATTATATCTGGCATACGGAAACTCATAAGTACGGGCAGTCCTGCAGCGCATGCATTCGTAGACGCGATTTCTGCGGACGACGATGACGAGGATGAGGAGGACGAGCTGGACATGAGTAGTGCGCAGTGCATGAGCTGTGAGGAGCTGGTGTCATCCTTGACAAAGTCCCTTGCAGATGTAGGCATAGACGTGGAGATTAAGGTAAAGCGTGACAGGCGCAGGTTCTTGGTCGGTGGAAGTGATGTAGCGTCTTGATTATGGAGAATAGTATATCAATCTGCTGTAAGACAGACTGCCCGCACCGATTCGAGTGCGCTAAGTTCGCGAGGGCTATGGATGTCAATGCTGGGAAGATTGTCAGCGGGTATTATCTTATAGAAAAGTGTGAGTATGAAAAATGAAGAGGAATACATAAAGGCGTTGCTGGAGGAGTTGGCAGCGATTCCCAAAGGCGAGTTCATGATAAGACTGGCAGCTCGGAACACTGGGCATTTCTGCATCCATTGCAAATACAGGCTGAAGACGGAAACGCGGAGAAGATGCTATTGCATAGCCCAGCCTTCGAACTTGACGGCAACTGGATATAAGAGGATAATGGCTCATGACGAGGCATGTGGTTTGTATCAGATAAAACAGTCTAAGAGATGGCAAAATTTATAGTCCAAGGATATATCAGAAGCGTAAAGTACCTGCAGGATGCATGCCTCGTCTTCGTTGACGAGTTCAAGCAGGGGTTTAAACGCGGGAACGGCGTGGTGGTAGACGACAAGTATCTCCAGTGGAAAATCGTCTTCAAGGGATACTTCAAGAATTATATCAACAAGCACTTCTCTGACGGCATGCTGGTCGATATCTATGCAGAGGTTCTTCCATATGCCGTAGAACATGACGAGATAATCGACGGTTATAGCTGCATCGGTAAGACCATCGACAGAAGCTCGTATCCTCGGTCTGGAGCTAAACAGGAAATGCGCATGGTAAAGGAGAGCCAGTTACACGCCAGTGCCCAGCCTGACTTGGATGGATACAATGAAGCAGATTTTTGAGTGTTATTCTAACAATATTTATTAATCCTAATTTAGAACAAAATGAAAGAGAAAAAAGAAATGAGCGTTGATGAGCTGACCAAAGAGGTCTCTCATCTGAGGTCGCAAATCGGAGGTTTCAGAAAGGCCAACGACATGTATCGTAGGAAAATCGCGAAACTGGCAAAGCTGGCAAAGCACAACCGTGCCGTAGATATCGAGGGCGACCATCTGTACGAGGAGAAGCTGGCGGAACTTGAGCTGGCAAAGAAGGAGCTTAGTGATGTTTCTCTGAAGATTGCCGAATACAAGAGTTCTATTGAGACAAAGGAAGGATTCATAGAATCCCTGCAGCAGAAGTGCAGCAGCCTTAAAGTAGAGAACAAGGAACTCGAAAGTCGCGTCACAGCCTTTGAGGAGCTGCTTGAGGAGGCTGAGGAGACTATTGCAGAGCTTCGTAAGCCTTGGTGGAAGAGACTTTTCTAGCAACAAATAAAGGCCACTACCTTCACAGGCGGTGGTCTTCTTCTGTTCGTTAAAAACACAATATAAAAACTATGTATTAAAATGTAGTCGGCGCTGATTTGCAGTGAAGCTCTATGGTGGCCATTATATAGCTGTTCTTACCTCTGTTGAGCTTCTGTGCGGTAGGCTTGACGGCCTTGAGGCATATGACATTCGCCTGCATTCCCGTATATGCGGACTTGATGTAGAAATCCCCGCTCTTACACATATAGCTGATAACGTTATTGTATACGGTTTCCTCATTGATTGATGAGGACGTGTATCGCCTTGATATAATGAACGTGAGCTTTAGGTCAACGTTTGCCCTGCGGATAACGTCGTTGCCCTGTCCGTCCTGTTCGGTCACGGTGATATCTTCCGTTCCATCCATCCATTGTTGCTTGAACACGTTTATAGCCTCCCCGAGTTCATTGAAACCGTCTATTGCCAAGACCTTTATGCCAGCCCATTTGGTTGTTACATCCTCCCAAGAACCAGATGCGCTCTTGCGTACGAAATATTTTCCAGTTAAATCGTTGCTCATAATCCTATAGCTTTAAAGTTTTGTTGAATATCTTTATCTTAGGCGAGATACAGTACGTGCCCCTCTCGACTTTGGAATTGTCACTGTAACGATATACGACAATCTCGCAGGTCTCGTCGGCATCATCTATAACGACCGCCGACTCGTCGAAAAGGTATACCTGTATAGTGTTGTATCCTTCAAGTGTAAGATGTACA